TTGCCTCCCCCCGTTGATGGGTAAAATAGCCGCAATTTTTCGTTTTCAACAAGCGCGGCGCGATGCCGCTTACTCAAGAAGAAAGAATTATGACGTTGTCTCCTTATTTGCAAGAGGTGGCGAAGCGCCGCACTTTTGCCATTATTTCTCACCCCAATAATTAAGCCCAAATTAAAGCTCTTTTACTCTTTCAAAGTCCTTTCAGTTAATTGAGTGCTAATCATATAACTCATTTAATAACATGATGTTATGTGGTTTCTTTAATTGAAAATTCTTTCATGTAACTTTAAATCGATCAGGTTGCTTTCATCAAAAATCTGTACATGTGCTTGTACATAATGTACAAAACAGCAGAGGTGTTTTTTTATTTGTACAAGGTGAGTAATGGCGCTGTCTGATGCGTGGTTGCGTTCAGTCGTTGGAAAGGAACGTGATAAGGTTTTGGTTAAATCCGATCGTGATGGTCTGTCTGTCAGAGTATCACCGAAAGGTCGCGTAGTGTTCCAATATCGTTATCAATGGGCAGGGAAAGGTGAGCGCCTTGATATCGGAACTTACCCGGCAACTGGATTAAAAGAGGCCAGAGAAGAAGTTATCCGTCTCCGTGGTGAACTCGAGTCAAACCGCAATCCACGATTAGTCAAGCAGGCTGAAAAACGAAAAGCTACTGAAGCCATGACGGTAGAGTCTGTGATCCGTGCCTGGTATGAAGCATATTGTGTAAAAAATAAAAAAGGTTCTGAACAGATACTCCGCTCGTTTGAGCTGCACCTGTTCTCTAAAATCGGGAATATCCCTCACGATGCAGCTACATTGCATGATTGGTTAGAAGTCCTGGAGCCTCTTAGCACTAAGACTCCAGCAATAGCAGACCGATTGCTAATTAACGCAAAGCAGGCCCATGTCTGGGCGTATAAGAGAAAGCTCATTGAAACTCGCCCGCTGTCGGATATCACGGGTAAAGATATGGATATCCGTAAAGGTCAGAAGAAACGGTTTCTGGCACATGATGAAATTAAAATCCTTTATGCTGCGATCGATGGTTCTCGAATGGTTCCTAAATACCGGGCCTTCATTAAACTATTGCTGCATTTTGGCTGCCGTAGTTCAGAGCTAATTACCGCTAGGGTGGATGATTTTGATTTCATTAATAAGGTATGGACTGTACCGCCAGAACGACATAAGACAGGGGATATAACAGGCGAACCGCTAAAGCGCCCCATTATTGAACCGGTTGAAGAGCTTATAAAGTACGTTATCTCTATGAACAATGGTTCCGATATGCTTTTTACTAAGGAAGGAAGCAGGGAACCCGTTGGCCGGACATCATTGCAGTCGCTGCCTTACAATTTAATGCAGTACGCATGGCGGCGTTTGGGGTATCAATTCCCTCATTGGTCTCTTCATGATTTGAGACGAACAGCACGAACAAACTTTTCTGATCTTACTGCACCTCATATTGCAGAAATAATGCTCGGTCATAAACTGCCAGGGGTATGGCAGGTTTATGACAAGAGCGATTATTTAGATGAACAGCGTAAAGCTTACCAGGCATGGTGGGAGAGAGTTGAATCGATAGTTACTTGTACTTGTTCAGACTAGAACTGACATTTTGCATAGGCAGAACGCAATTATGCATATTGCGGTATAATCCCCTTCTTAAAACTGTAAGAATTGCTTGCTAATCCTTGCAGTTTTTGATTATAACATTTTTATTTGTTTATTAGGATTTTTGATGGAACTGTTACAGGAACACGGGGCGATACTTAAAGTTGTAATCATGCCTACTACTGGGGAACAAACCATAATCCAAGGTTTCGATACTGGCCTCCTCAACCCAGAGATATCCAACATTCTTTTTTTATTGGCCAAAACACCAAAAGAAATTAGTGAGATTTTTGTCAATGAAAATGATAACTTTCAGCCTACTCTAAGCGGGCTAAATCCTATTTTTTTAATATCTAAAGAAAATCTTGAAAAAATACCAAATATTTATCAAACGCCATTTTGCTTAATTTTTTGTGCTAAAGAAGATTTTTCGTATGTTTGTGCTTTAAAAAAACATTTTGCTATACCACCTATAATTTGTTGCAATTCTAAACGCGCTGATCTACCACTTAATAAGATTAATAGTATATACTCATTTGATAAGGTGCTCTTCTCTCGGTTGAAATTCATTGAGGATAAAATAAGAAAAAATCACAGTGAAAAGAAAATATCAACGAAGTTGAAGCGAAGAGGGGCTTTATTTAATAAATCACCTTGGAGATCGACGCTTAACAATTCAACACTACCCAATGAGTTGTTAATTGAATCACTTGGCTATATGCTATCTCCACCAAAAAGAATTAAAGATGGTAGTAGCAAAAGAGAGTTTATAGAAATAATACTTCATAGCGTTGATGCATACACCGAATGTTTAAAGGAATTAGATATACCACTTCCAACGGAAGTCTTACTTTTTGCTCCGGGTATGCACTCTTTTTTATATGATAAAAATAATGACTTTTATGAGTTAATAACGGAAAATTTATCCACAATTGAGAAAAAATTCCTTATTGATGGAGTGTTGAGGAATCCAGGCTATTCTGGAATTAGACTTGATATAAATTCAGATAGAAAAGAACTTTTTAAAAGTCCTGCTTTCCGTTACCTCACCTCACTAAGACGCGCTGAAATGCGATTAACAACAGCTGCGATTACTTTATTTAGCATAAATAAAAAAATCCCAGCAATAAGATTGCCAAATGCAATAAATCATTACTCCAATTATTTGAAAAATCTTGAAGATCTTGCAACTTCTTCTGGGATAAATAGTGAAGCATTCATCACTAAATCTAAAGCATTCAATACTGTTATTCGAAGAGCCCTTGGTTGCAAGTTGAGAACATATATAAGTAAAAACTATAGCGATTTGTCCTTTGTTTGTGATGTACCATTGGATTGGATTAGGTTTAATAACATACCTATAATGTTCAGTCATGAGATATCAAGAATAAATGCTACGCCTGGTAACGTTCTTCTACAGAGCACCTCTGCTTTTCCGCGCGTTTTAGTAAAAGCATCTGAGTTGAGAAAGGTTTTAGTTATACGTTCTTTTGAGCCTGATGATCACTTAAAGTTCATATTAGAGAACGCAATTGAGATATTTAAAAAACAGATGCCAGATCTTGATTGCGAGATTATTGATGTTAGATCGAAAGCTGAGTTTATTGATGCTCTAAATCAATATCAAGGTCATATTCTTGTTATGGATTGTCATGGAAACCATGATGGCAATGGGAGTCATGGATGGTTAATAATAGGTGAGGATAAAGTGGACACTTGGAGTTTGAGAAAAATAGCAAGAATTCCTCCTATCGTAATTCTGAGTGCATGTTTAACATCTGCCCTAAGTGGTTCTCATGCCTCTGTTGCTAATGGCTTCGTTATAAGTGGTGCATTAAGTGTCATCGGAACATTACTGCCTGTAAATGCGATAGACTCTGCTATTTTTGTAAGTCGGTTGATCTACCGGTTTTACGAGTTTCCTTCGACGCTATCTACAAATTTTACACATGTTAATGTAAGGCTTTTTCTTTCTGTTTTTCTTAGGATGTCCTATGCAAGCGATTTAATAAGAGGATTTTTATCTGAAGATTTGATACCGAATAATTCATGGAAGAAAGATGCAGTTGACATTAACATGTATATAAACATGCTTCACCATGATTGGTATGATTATGTAATTAACAAATTGACGATGTTAACGGGGCTCACGAAAAAAGATGTACTTGATTTTATCGATAGAAAATTATTCATAACCGAAACTATGTGCTATAGCCAAATTGGATTTCCAGATGCAATCACAATTAGTCTTAAAGATTGACAACTGTATGTAATAAATATGGCATACTTCCGGCACAGAGCGAATATAACAGATCAGGTTTAGCTCTGTGCCATAGGTGTACCAACTCTCATCTGAGCTAATGCTCGTTACTCAATAACTCCCGCAAATTTGTAAATCTTGCGTGATGCCCATTTATTTGGGCATGATTTAATATCAGGATCTGGAAAGTCTGGCCTGTATTTCTGGCCAGTTCTCCTGTTTACGCTGTTCCAGCGAAGAACTGTCGATACTGAAACTCCACAGAAGTTGGCGACTTGTTTAGTTGTCATTAAGTTGTTCATTACTTTACCTCCTGCGGCGGCTCCGGTAGCGGCATCCAGTGGGTTACTTTCGATGCCGGTTCTTCCACATCGTCAGTAACTGCCCACCATTTGTTTCTCGACCAATCGTAATACCCTTCGAAGGTATCGCACTCAGTCCAGCCGTAAGACTTCCCCCAACACCAAACATACTGTTTATCGTTCGGCATTCGCTCACTACAGCTTATCCAACCATCCGGAGTTACCGGAGAGTTGCCCGACAGCTCGTTCAACTTGTAAGTCTGGCTTACAGGTTTGGCACCATGAAGCATGGCGGCGCGGCAGGCGTTCCAGCCTTCATCAAAGCCGACTATGCCATTATTTAAAGACGGAAGAGCATCCGGCACCACCGACACTGGCTGAGCCATATATAGCGGCTGAACATACCAGCCCTTTGATAACCAACTGTCAGCAATGTTTTTGCTCCTGGTTATTGCCGGAATACCTAAGCCATTGTCTGAATGAAGCCACGCCACCGGCTCTGCTTCCAGTGATGCCAGAGCAATTTCATAAGCAAGGCGCTCAACATTGTCTCGCACGTCTAGGCTGCCGATTCGTTCTTTGATTTCTTTAATCTGTTCCTTATCGGTGTAAGTGGTCATTATGCTCCAGCCTCCGGTGCTTTTGGCATTACTGCCCAGTGAGTGATATTAATATTTTCAAGGTCCCCGATCTGAAATGTCCACTGCCATTCTCCGGTTTCTTTTTGTCCCCAGGTGTACCAGAGAGAACGCCAGCCAATCAGCCAGCCTTCTCCGTTAGCATCAAATAACAGAACACTTTCATTTGCTGGTGGCAGTTCAACTGATACTGGTATTACTTTGTTTTCCTGTGCTGCACATTTAGCTTCAAGCGCATCGAATTTACGCACCAGGTATTCAGCATCCGTTTCATTCACTTTCAGGTCTCGTGGTACACATCTCCCGTGAAGAAACCCTTCCATTTCGAAAACATTCATGCGCATTTGCGTAACTCCGATAACTCGTTAAAACGTTCCATAAACATCCCGTAGGCATGGCCCGGAGCCAGTGGAATAACTTTGAACATCTCTGTTGTCGGGATACCTTCCAGTACTGGCCAGAAAGAGCCATCATCAAGCCCGAGATCGCGGCGTTCAGTTGCCAGCATGATGAGATCGGCATATTTCACAGGCGTGCTCATAACCGGGGGTAACCCGTATTTCTCACGGATTACGGCGTCTATTTTTTCTTCCATCCGTTTATAGTCAGGAAGAAGGCGTTTCAGTGGAGCGGGGATGTCCTGACAATACGCTTCTGTTGCATCATGCATTAACGCTTCAAAAGCAAATTCCTGCGGCACCAGCTGGCTGCAAAGCACCGCATGCTGGGCGACACTGTAGAAGTGTGAAAGATGTCCTGCAAAGCGACAGATATTTGAAAGGGAAACTGCGATATCGTTAATCACGATGTCGTCTTTATTTATCTTGTCATAATAAAAATGCTTCCCGGAAAAAGTTTTAATAAATGACATTTCGTTCTCCACTTTATATGCGCTGCACCGCGCTGAATTCTGCTAAAAGGAAGCTCTCACCATCCGGTGATTATTGAGTTAATTACGTTTCCATAAATGCCCCCGCAGGGGCATTTGCAGTAATGAAATCAGGCGGTGAAAGTACCAATAAAGGTTTCTACTTTGCTGTCTTTGAATTTCTCAACAAGCAGATCACGAAATTCGTTAGCCATTTCTTCCTGCATCGCTTCCAGCTGAATAATGCGCAGAACCAGTACAGGACGATCGCCAGTGATAATGCTGAGGCGTAATTTAAACGGACGTTCTTTCAGGCCTTCAAACGGAACGCATTTAAATTCAAATGCCACTGGCATAATGTCTTTGGTTTTCGCTTCGACAGACTCCATCAGGGAGCGTTTGCCGCTGAAGTCATTGTCTTCAAAATCAGCGGTCTGGTTTGCTTCAATTGTGATTTTACGGACTGCCGCAGCCGCTTTGGTTGCCTGAATGGTGTCACCATTAGCATCAAAGCCCACAAGGTAGTCGGCCCAGTCTTCAATCCATTCTGCCAGTGACTTCTGGGAGTTACGCTCGCCATTAACAGACAACAGAGCAGAAAACGGTGCTGTCTTTTTCAGTTTGAGGGTGGCGGTGTTATCTGCGTGACCTGGTTCATCAATAGTACCCAGGTTAAGCACACTGACGGCTCGCATATTATCGGCATCGATAAAGCAGCGGGTGCCTTCATCTGCAAGATCTTTAGAATAACGGGTAAAGTCATCGATGCTGGCAGTGGAAAGCGCACCACGGAAACGGAAGCGATTTAAATTAAATTTTTCCAGATCATGAATGCGGAAATTCTCAGGCAATGCCACAGCATCGGCACCAATCTTACTGATAATTTCATTAACACCCTGAGCAGAAATAAGGGCATGGATTTGATTAATTGCGGTTGCGTCTAAGTTCTGAGACATAATAAGTCCTCACTATATAAAGATATTCAGTGATGAGATAAATAATCAGTTAATTAAGAACGATATTAATGACCTGCTGCGCGGAGTTTTCCGTCAGGTTCACCGGCAAGAGTCAGTAATTGTCCCTGGTCTTCCTGCAGAATAGTCAGGCGACCACCGCGATTGACATACATCGGCGTTTCGGTGGTGTCTTCTTCGGAAATTTTCCCGCGGTTAGTCGGGCGAACATATGAGAGTTTGTGTTTTATTTTCACACGGTTCTCATCAAACGGTTCGATTTCCAGGTTGAGCGAGACCTTACCTTTGGTTTTCGTGTTCATCACACCGGAAGCGACTTCACTGAGAACTGCGCCGATTTTGGTTTCAAATACGCCGCCGTCCAGCTCCCCGATAAATGCCTGCACATCAGTACTGCGTTCGCTAGCCATTTTGCTGCTCCTCATCATATCGACCCTGCAAGGTCGGTTGGTTTCTCCACAAAACAGAGAAGAACACCTGCGGTGGCAGCCGCCCGGATGGATTGGGTTATGAGCCCGTCGTCCGGTGATGCTCTTCTCTGTTTTGTAAAAAGAGCGGTACCAGCCGGAAGCAAGTGTACAAACTGGTACCGCCAAAGCAGTGGCTGTTGTGGTGGGGTTGTCACTCAGGCGTATGGTCAACCTGACAATCCGGTGTCCTCAACGGGGAAAGAGTAACCCCGCCATACTTACCGCCGCGCCATTTCGCGGATTACCACAACGCTGAGAGCACTTAGCCAGTTACGGCACCACACTTTGTCGCGGCTCCATAAATGCCCTCATCGTTGCACCCTGGTCTCTTCCCAGGCGTCAAACCGAATCGCCACGCTGGTTAGGCGTCTTATCAGCATCATCATTGACTTGCACATTCCGGCTACCTGGTTTGTTTGCCCGAGCAAGGAGTGGATTGTCCCCTTTAACGTCCCCAGACCGCTAACGACGCATGTGCCATACGCCGTGTTACAACCAAATTTTGTTAGTACCTTGTTTGTAGGTCTGGAAAGAAAGATAAAATGAAGTTGCGCATTATGCAAGTGTTTTTATTGCGAGATATGCAATTTGATGGGTAATGAAAAGCCACCTTCTGGTGGCTAATTGATGTTGAGGTAGGGGGTTAATTGTGTCGCTTAAGGGTTTGTGACTGACTGATTAAGACCTTTCCAAAGACCATAAACCGGTGTTCGTTTTCGCTGGTAATTCCCCATTCGCGGTAAATCTGATTATCAGAAATTACCAGCAGTTTATCAGGTATCATTTGCAGTCGTTTGACGTAAATTTTATCATCAAAACCAAATACATATATACCATCCCCATCAAACTGATTGATACTGATATCAACGAAGATGAGATCTCCTGGCTCAATGGTTGGACACATACTGTCCCCACGAACGTTGATAACTTTAATGTGATTTGCTGGTCGTCCACCAAACATCGATACAGCATTATCAGTTCTGTATTCAATGGCATGAATCACATCAATGACATCACCGCCCTGGATAAGGCCATTTCCCGCACTGGCACTGACATCCAGCATTTCAATACGGAATACATCCTTCACCTGCGCAACATCCTCACTAATACTGTTTTTACATACAGTATTACTTTTGAGGTCTGAGGTAAAGAGATCAGCAATATCAACACCTAAGCTCCTGGCAATATTACTCAGGGCTTGTTCAGTGAATTGTTTCTGCTTACCTGTTTCGAGGCGCGAGATATTCGCCGCATCCACTCCTATTGCTTCAGCGAGATCGGCGATTTTCATGTTCTTCGCCTGGCGAAGTTGTCTGACTCGATTTCCTATGTTCATGCGTTTATTACATTTCTTTATTGCGCGTTAAGCAAATCAACTTGCGCAAAATATTTGCGTGAAATAATATGCTCATCACGCAATATGTGGAGGTTATATGCAATCACCATTACGGAATGTGCGTAAGGCGCACGGATTTACTTTGCAGCATGTTGCTGCGGGCGTTCAGGTCAATCCAGCGACGCTGAGTCGTATTGAAAGACTGGAACAAATTCCATCTATCGATCTTGCAGAACGTCTGGCCAATTTTTTTAAGGGTGAAATCAGCGAAATGCAGATTCTTTATCCGGCACGTTTTCAATCTAGCCAAAACCAGAATGGGTTTAAACCACAGGAACAGGAGGTAAGCCGTGGGTAAGCATCACTGGAAAGTGGAAAAACAACCTGAGTGGCACGTGAAAGCTGTCAGAAAAACTATCGCGGCATTGCCTGGGGGTTACGCTGAAGCTGCTGACTGGCTGGATGTAACAGAGAACGCTTTATTCAACCGCCTTCGTGCAGATGGCGATCAGATTTTCCCGCTGGGATGGGCAATGGTTTTACAGCGCGCGGCTGGCACTCACTACATTGCGGATGCTGTCGCACAGTCTGCTGGTGGGGTGTTCGTATCGCTTCCTGAAATTGAGGAAGTAGAGAACGCCGATATAAACCAGCGCCTGCTGGAAGTCATCGAACAGATCGGGAATTACTCAAAGCAGATTCGTTCGGCAATCGAAGATGGGGTCGTGGAGCCACACGAGCAGACAGCAATTAATGATGAGTTGTATCTGTCAATTTCGAAGCTCCAGGAACATGCAGCACTGGTCTACAAAATCTTCTGCGCTCCAGAAAAGAGTGACGCCCGCGAGTGTGCAGCTCCGGGCGTCGTGGCGTTTTGTGTCTGTGGAGAAACTAACGCATGAACAGTTTAACGGCAAATAACCGTTTGTCGCAACAGCTGGTGGTCAGTGTCGCTGAACACCTGTTGTTACGGCATGAATGCAGATTACCAAATCACCTGGCTGTAAGTAACCACAGAGAACTTTACCTGACTGTGGGGGGCGAGTTGTGCAGGAACTTAACCGCTGGTTTCGTGACGGAAGAGGGCTTTATGTCCATGTTATTCGTTGGGAGCCAGAAACACAGCGCGTTATCTATCTTCGCAAAGACTACCCGCATGAGTGCTTTAGTCCTTTGTGGAAATTCAGGCGTGATTTTGTTGAGTGTGAAGGACCACCAGCACATTGATTCTGCCATTCCGGGACGTTACACTGTTCAGGCACCTTATAAAGCGGGTGCCGGGATTGGCGTCCTGGAGAAGGCTACCGCGTACAACCGCGTAGATGCGGTTTTTTTGTACGCATTATTTTGTCACGCCCAAATTATGGTGGGGCGTACAGGGGCATCGCAAGATGCGCCGGTAAGGGTAGCCGCCGGTAACGCCAACTCTGTACGTCTCACCACCTCTATGATTGGCGTCTTATGTGGTGAGTTTTTTAAGCTTGCTACCGAGGCTGCCATTATGGCTACGATCCCAACCTTTGTTCACCCTGAAATCACGATCATCAATGGTCGTGCTGTCACTACATCTCTTGCAGTTGCTAACTACTTTACTAAACGGCATGAGCGGGTTTTAGATAGAATTCGAAACCTTGAATGCTCCGCTGAATTTGCTGAACACAATTTTGTGTTAAGTGGTTATATCGACGCTTCAGGCCGCAAACTACCTTGCTATCAAATAACCCGCGATGGCTTTGCGTTTCTTGCTATGGGTTTCACGGGTAAACGTGCTGCCCAGTTCAAAGAGGCATACATCAATGCCTTTAACCAGATGGAGAAACAGCTTTCAAAGCCCTCTGTACCGAGCGACGTTGCACATAACGCCAGCGTTCTCTATTCCTACATTTCATCAATTCATCAGGTCTGGTTGCAGCAGCTTTATCCCATGCTGGAAAAAGCTGAATCACCGCTGGCTGTAAGTCTGTATGACCGAATTAACGATGCGGCATTTCTTGCCCGTCTTATTCATTCGTCGCTGAACTCTTCAGAGGTAAGGGGGCGCAAATGATCCGGAATATTTTCAAACGTTTTACCAATCAGACTTTCCGTTGTCCTCGTCCGGGTCAGTGGTACACCACGCCTGCAGGGCATGTTCTACGTGTTAGCCTGGTTGACCGTGAATGTCAGAAGGTGGTTTGTGAACCGCTGGGCCGTAATTACCGCGTCAGTATGCCGCTTATAGCCTTTCGCTCCGGAAAAAACATGAAGCATCTCGGAGGTGCTGCATGAGTATGGAGCTGATGGTTAAAGCGATGAAAATTCGAGTGGGTAATCCATTGCGAAAACTGGTTCTGATCAAGCTGGCTGATAATGCCAGCGATCAGGGGGAGTGCTGGCCCAGCTACCAGCATATTGCTGACCAGTGCGAGATTAGCAAACGTTCTGTGATGAATCATATTGCGGCCCTTTGTGAGTCCGGGCTGGTAAAAAAAGTCACCCGGAAAGGTGAAAAAGGTAACTCAAGTAATATCTATCTCCTTCATCTGGATGGTGCAGGAGATTCACTAGGGGGTAGTGCAAATAATTCACTATCTGGTGCAGCAAATTCACCAGGTAGTGCAGGAGTTGCACCAGGGGGTAGTGCAGGAGATTCACCCAGAACCAGTCACTCTTTTGAACCAGTCAAAGAACCAGTCAATGAACCAATAGCTGTTGGTGCATCTGCTGATGAGTCTGTGCGAGTTCGTTCAAACCGACCGGAATACTCTCCGGAGTTTGAGCAGGCATGGCTGGTATATCCCAAACGTGCTGGTGGCAATTCAAAATCTGCAGCCTTCAAAGCCTGGAAAGCCCGTTTGAATGAGGGGGTAAACCCCGAAACCATGCTGGAAGGTGTGAAACGCTACGCGGGCTGGGTATCTGCGATGGGTAACAGCGGCACACAATTTGTGAAACAGGCTGTCACGTTCTTTGGTCCGGATCGTCATTTCGAAGAATCCTGGGAAGTTCCTGCGGTATCTGCAGCCAGACGCGAGGACCCGTACTTCAAAGCCAGTTACGACAATGTGGACTACAGCCAGATCCCGGTAGGATTCAGGGGGTGATCATGAGTCTTTTGAATGACGTTCAGAAATTCATTGAAGCCCATCCGGGATGTACTTCCGGAGACATTGCGGATGCTTTTGCAGGTTACTCACGACAGCGCGTTCTGCAGTCAGCAAGCAAGTTACGTCAGAGTGGGCGTGTGGCTCACCGTTGTGAAGGGGATACACGCAGACATTTCCCGCGGCTGACTGAGATACCGCAGGAGCCGGAACCGCAACCAGTTCGTGAATCCAGACCTGTGCGCAATTTCTATGTCGGCACTAACGATCCCCGGGTGATTTTGTGCCTGACCCGCCAGGCGGAAGAACTGGAGTCCAGGGGCTTATACCGTCGTGCTGCAACGGTGTGGATGGCGGCATTCCGTGAAAGCCACTCCCAGCAAGAGCGAAACAATTTTCTTGCGCGTCGTGAGCGGTGTTTACGGAAAAGCAGCAAGCGCGCTGTATCGGGTGAAGAGTGGTATCTGTCAGGGAATTACGTGGGGCTTAATGAGTAATAAATATTGCCAGGCGCTGGTGGAGTTGCGGAACAAACCAGCCCATGAACTGAAGGAAGTGGGCGATCAGTGGCGCACGCCGGACAACATTTTCTGGGGAATTAACACCCTGTTTGGCCCGTTTGTTCTGGATCTGTTTACTGATGGTGATAACGCCAAATGTGCCGCTTATTACACTGCGGAAGACAACGCGCTGGCGCATGACTGGTCAGAACGTCTTGCGGAGCTTAAAGGTGCTGCCTTTGGTAATCCCCCGTACAGCCGCGCCAGTCAGCATGAGGGGCAATACATCACCGGCATGCGTTACATCATGAAACATGCCAGTGCTATGCGTGATAAAGGCGGGCGCTATGTTTTCCTGATCAAAGCTGCCACCAGCGAAGTGTGGTGGCCGGAAGATGCAGACCATATTGCTTTTATTCGCGGGCGTATTGGTTTTGAACTGCCAGCCTGGTTTATCCCGAAGGACGAGAAGCAGGTGCCGACAGGCGCTTTCTTCGCTGGTGCTATTGCTGTTTTCGACAAGACCTGGAAGGGACCGGCAATCAGCTACATCGGGCGCGATGAACTTGAGGCATGTGGTGAGGCGTTTCTGGCGCAGGTTCGCCAGCAGGCAGAAAAACTTGTCAGGGAGATGGCGGCATGACGACGTTAACTCAATGCCAGCAGCAGGTGCTGGATATGCTGATTTCTTACCAGCAAGAGCGTGGCTTTCCGCCAACCAATCAGGAGGTGGCAACCATGCTGGGATACCGTTCAGTGAATGCAGCGGTGGAGCATCTTCGCGCACTGGAGAAAAAAGGCGTCATCACGATAAAGCGTGGCGTGGCCCGGGGGATCACGCTTCATACCGCAGTGAAGGACGACGACAGCGAAGCGGTCGGTATCATCCGCGCACTGCTTGCCGGTGAGGAGAGCGCCAGGTTGCGTGCAGCCCACTGGTTACATGAGAGGGGCCTGAAAGTATGAAGTTGATCCTTCCTTTCCCGCCCAGTGTGAACACGTACTGGCGACACCCCAACAAAGGGGCATTTGCTGGTAAGAGCCTGATAAGCGAGGCGGGGCGAAAATTTCAGAGCGCGGCGTGCGCAGCAATAGTTGAGCAGTTACGTCGTCTGCCGAAACCAACGTCGGCACCTGCTTCAGTGGAGATCGTGTTGTTTCCGCCGGATAACCGGATCCGTGATCTGGACAACTATAACAAGGCGCTGTTTGACGCCCTGACCCACGCGGGTGTGTGGGAAGACGACAGACAGGTGAAAAGAATGCTGGTGGAGTGGGGACCGGTTATCCCGAAAGGGAAGGTCGAGATCACTATCAGTAAGTACGAGAAAACGGCGGGTGCAGCCGCCTGATTAAGAGGAGAAACGAAGTATGAATAATCTGATGGTCATTGATGGTATTGAAGTTCGTCGTGATGCTTATGGGCGTTACAGCCTGAACGATCTGCATCGCGCAGCAGTAGCATCTGGTGCAAATGCCAGAACCAAGGAGCCAGGAAAGTTTCTTTCCAGCCAACAAACTGTTGAGCTTGTTCATGAATTGACCAACACCCAGAATTTGGGTGTTGACCCGGTGAGTGTGATTCATGGGGGAAATGAACGGGGAACGTATGTCTGCAAGGAACTGGTGTATGCCTATGCAATGTGGATCAGCCCGTCATTCCATCTGAAGGTGATCCGTACTTTCGACATGGTAACCAGCGCACCGGAAAAATTATCCGGACAGGCTGCTGACAAGATGCAGGCTGGTGTGATTCTGCTGGACTTTATGCGCCGGGAATTAAACCTGTCTAACTCTTCAGTGCTTGGTGCCTGTCAGAAACTCCAGGAGGCTGTTGGCTTACCGAATCTGGCACCGCGCTATGCCATTGATGCTCCTGCTGACGCGCCTGATGGCTCAAGCCGCCCCACGCTGTCACTGAGTGCACTGCTGAAGCAGTATGGTATCCGCCTGACAGCTAATCAGGCATATCACCAGATGGCGAAGCTGGGGATCGTTGAACAACGTGAACGATACAGCCGCACTGCGATTAACAACATCAAAAAATTCTGGTCGCTGACAGCGAAAGGCTGCATGTTCGGCAAGAACATCACCAGTCCCGCAAATCCGCGCGAGACGCAGCCGCATTTCTTCGAATCCCGGTTCCCTGAGCTGTTAAAGCTGCTCGATACCGTTCATTGA